TCTCTCAAAGAACAAGTAGTTAAAGCTATTCAGGGTGTGTTGTCTTTGCATGAAAAAGCCATTGTGACTGGTGTGTGGGATGAGTCAGCAGCAAGGTCAGCAAGGTCAGCAAGGTCAGCAGCAGAGTCAGCATGGTCAGCAGCAAGGTCAGCAGAGTCAGCAGCATGGTCAGCAAGGTCAGCAAGGTCAGCAAGGTCAGCAAGGTCAGCAAGGTCAGCAGCATACAAGAAATATGTTAAACATCTTTTGAAGCTCATTAAAGAACTATGAACAAAAATTACTTCATCGCCCTCAGAATAGATAAGACTCAGAAAGCCAAGTTAGACAAGATTAAGAAGAAAACAGGTCGTTCTATCGGTCAGATAATTAGGGAATTAATTAGTAAATTAAGATGAAAAAACTACTTTGTAAAATATTCGGACATGAGTGGATTAAGTTGCCCCTTGAGACAGCTTCAAATCCTCCTATAGGGGAACTCTATTGTGCTAGATGTAGGGTTACAGCAAAATGGAAAGGGGAAGAACAATGGTTGGATGTAGAATATAAACCCAAGAAATAACAAATAAAATGAAAAAAGATGAACAAAGATAAGATAAAAGTGGGTGTAGTGTGTATCTGTCTAAATCCGATGTATTGGTCTTTTGCTAATGAAATGCTATGGGGTATAAATACTTTCTTTTTAAAACATCCGTCCATTAAAGATAAATACCAAGTGGATATGTTGTTATGGTCCGACATACCAGAGAAACCCGATGAAATTTCAGTTAGACTAGCGGAATACTTAGCCAATAGAGGTGAGATTAAAGCTTCGGTAATAAGCGAAAAAGAAGTTCAATTTATAGTCAAGGAAGACCAACAAAAACACGTTGATAATTTGATAAATAATGTAATAAGCATTAGAGACAGAGGTGCAACTATATTTCTAACTGAACCAGTTGAATGGCCTATGCCAACCTTGATGCGCTATCACCTGTTCCTCCAGCAAGAGGATAGATTAAAAGATTATGATTATATTTTCTATGTTGATGTTGATATGAGAATAACCGATTGGATCGGCGAAGAAATATTAGGGGATGGGTTGACCGCCGCAGAACATCCCATGTATGCCCTTAGAAAAAATTATTATCCGCCATTTGAACCTAATCCAAATTCAGCCGCGTTTATTAAAAGACCCGGAAAGATAATTGAGGAGGATGGGAAGCCAAGATTTAAACCTTATTACTATGCAGGTGGATTTCAAGGAGGAAAGACGGAAGATTTTATAAAAGCTATGAAAATAATGAGAAGTAATATAGATAAAGATTTTAGTAGCAACTATATAGCAATTTGGAATGATGAAAGCCACTGGAATAAGTATCTATTTGATAATACACCATCAATTGTTTTAAATCCCTCTTATATTTATCCAGATTCTTTAATAGATTCTTATTATGTAAAATTATGGGGTAGAAATTACTCGCCTAAAATTATGACTCTTACTAAACCTTTCACGACAGATAAATCCGGAGGTCAAGCGGTTCAACAAATGTTGGGAACAATGTGATGAATAATCCAAAAATTACAATTGGAATCCCGTGTTACAACCAGGCTCAGTATCTAGCCGAGTGTATTGAGTCTGTGTTGGCACAGACATATAAACCGCATGAGATTTGGATTTGCAATGATGGCAGTCCTGATGAAACTAGATATGTAGCTAGACAATATTTTACTAAATATATAGAAACAACGAATCGAGGATTGGCTTCTGCTAGAAATACTATCCTGATGAATTCTGCTCCCGATACCGATTTTATGTTTTTTCTTGATGCTGATGATAAAATGCTTCCGAATTGTCTCCAGAGGGTCGCTGATGTAATATCTTATAATCCACAGGCAGATATTATAGCTCCATCCTTTAAATGTTTTGGAAAGTATGATGCTGAAGTTATTTTAATGGAAAACCCCCAATTAAAAGATTTTAAGCCGCTTGATTTTAAAACTCCAGCAAATAGAATTGGGTATTTTTCAGCGATTAAAAAAGAAGCATTACTAGAAGTTGGTGGTTATTCTCCTAAAATGACTTGGGGTTGGGAGGACTACTATATGTGGATTAATCTCTTGTCAATCGGTAAAAAAATTGTTACAATACCAGAAGTATTAGTTCTCTATCGGACAAAAGAAGAGTCTATGATAACTGAAGCTAATAGGCACGCTTCTGAGCTAATGTCTCAAATTTTAAAAGATTTCCCTAACTTAAATAATGGCTAAAAACCTTGACATACAATTCGGAAGACTCGGTAATAGAATGTTTCAAATGGCTTTTTTATATGCAGAATCCCGAAAACGAGGAGTAGATTTTTATTTCCAAGACCCTAAATATTTTGAGGGGTATGAGGATGAAATTAAACAAATATTTAGTGAAGGAATTGGCTATCTGTCACAAGTAGGTATTCATGTTAGGAGAGCGGCTAACCCAATTAATCCCGAAGAGCCTAAATATTCTGAAAATCCTTTCTATGTAAATCTTTGCGAAACAGACTATTACGAACGAGCGATGACAATGTTTCCCGGTGATAAATTTTTAGTGTTCTCTGACGATCCTGAATGGTGCAAAGAGAAGTGGAAAGATAATCCCGATGTACAAGTGATGGATAAAGGTAATGAGATAGAAGATTTTAATCTCCTAGCTAGTTGTAACGGAATTATAGGGGCAAATTCGAGCTTTAGCTGGTGGGCCGCTTATCTTAATCCAAATCCTGATGTTAAAAAGATTTTTCCCAAAAACTGGTATGCCGATGGAATACAAAGAACGAAACTACCTGACAGTTGGATAACTATATGACATGGATGCCAATAGGTCCAGGTGATGTTGAGGTTTGGATTGAAACCGAAGAAGACAAAGAACGACAAAAAGAAGTAGAATCTTTAGTTGAAGAACAAATCTTAATTGAAACTGAACAAGAAGTAGAAAATGAAACTATTAAAGAAAACAAATGACCAATCCCAAAATTAGTATAATCGTTCCAACTTCAGATGGCGAAGGCAAGAAGTTTTTACCGAGATGTTTGGATAGCATTAAAGTTCAAACATATAAAAATTATGAAGTTATAATTACCAAAGAGGGAAAAGTAGCCCATAATATAAATTGCGGAATTAAAAAGGCTACAGGGGATATAATCAAGATACTTTGCGACGACGACTATCTTAATGGCCCGTTTTCCCTTGAAGAATTAGCTTTTGCTTGGAAAGGGGGATGGTTGGTAAGTGGTTGCGTCCACGATCAAGGAGATGGCAACCTAATAGGTTATCATATCCCGGGTTGGAATGACCACATACACAGAGGTTTTAATACTATCGGCGGTCTTTCAGTAGTAGCTTTTGAAAATAAAGACCCATTGCTTTTCACAGAAAATTTAGACTGGGTGGTGGATATAGATTTTTATAAAAGAGCTTTTATAAGATATGGTTTACCTAGATTTCTAGTAACTCCTAATGTGGTTATAGGGATGGGGCCGCACCAACTGACAAACAGTATTCCCCAAGAACAAAAAGTTAAAGAAACAGATTTAATGTTACAAACCTATGGCGAATAAAAAATTATTACTAACGGGCGTGGGGGGAAGTATAGGAATTCATACTTTATCCCAAATTATGAAAAATACTGATTGGGATGTTGTGGGTATTGATTCATTTAGACATAGGGGTTGGTGTGACAGAATTCAAAACCATTTAGAGAGACACCCAGATGATGTACCGAGAATTAAAATTATCCAACATGATTTAGCTGCCCCATTCTCGGAACTTGAGAAAAAAAGAATCGGTCATGTAGACTATATAATAAATATGGCATCGCTCTCTGATGTAGAAGCCAGTATTCAAGAGCCTGCACCGTTTGTTCTGAACAATGTAGCCTTAGTTCTTAATATGCTTGAATTTGCCCGTGAAGTTAAGCCTGAGGCATTTATCCAAATAAGTACGGATGAAGTTTATGGTCCAACTACTGGCAAAAATGACGGCTATAAAGAATGGGATGCACAAATACCTTCCAATCCTTACGCTGGCAGTAAATCAGCCCAAGAATCGATTGCCATATCCTATTGGAGAGCTTATGGTGTGCCTTTGATTATAACCAATACCATGAACAATTATGGGGAAATGCAAAGTTCAACTAAATTTCCCGTTATGATACAGAAAGCCATCGCCAACGATGAGGAGATAACTATACATGGAGATGAGGATGGTATTGGTTCTAGGTCTTACATTCACTCACAGAATTTTGCAAATGCTTTGATCTTTTTATTGAAAAATACAAAACCTTATTTACATCAACCTAGTAAAATAGATAAGCCAGACAGATATCATATAGCTGGAGACCAACAAGTGGACAATCTGGAATTGGCTAAAATGATAGCTAAATTAATGGGAAAAGAATTAAAGTATAAGATAGTTAATTTCCATCAGACGAGAAGTGGTCATGACAAACACTATGGTTTAGATGATAGAAAAATTAGAGCATTAGGATGGAAATCCCCAGTATCTTTTGAGGAGTCTTTAGCTAATACAATTAAATGGCAAAGCGAAAACCACGAATGGATAGATTAATTAAATATGGCGGAGCAGTCTGCGGAAAAGAAGAAAGAAAAGCTATTATAAAATCAATAGATAAAAGTTTAAAGACCCGAAACTGGCAAGAAGCCGAGGAAGGCAAGTTGTTTTCATCGGAGGCTGCCAAATTCATAGGTGTTAAATATGGAATACTTACTAATTCCGGTTCTAGTGCTGGTCTGCTTGCTCTCAATGCATTGGAATTACCAAGGAATTCTGAGGTCATCATTTCCGCTGTTACATTCCCTACTATTTTCAATATCATTATTCAGTGCGGCCTTATCCCTGTGGTTGTTGACGCAAAGGTAGGAACTTATGGATTTGATATCAAGGATGTAGAAAAAGCAATCACTAAAAAAACTAAAGCTATAATAGCTATTCATCCTCTTGGCAATCCAGTAGATATGCTGGGACTGATGAAGCTAGTAAAATCTTATGAGAAAAAAGGTCAAAAAATCTGGGTCATCGAAGATAATTGCGATGGTTGGGGCACTACTATCAACGGGAAGCATGCTGGTTCTTTCGGCGATATATCAATCACATCGTTTCATGCTGCTCACATTGTTTCTATGGGTGTCGGCGGTGGGGTATTCACTAATAATGGCTTACTTGCTCAGCGAGTCAGAATGTATCGAGATTGGGGGAGGCAAGCGGACATCAATAAGTCGGAGAACAAAAAGCACCCGTCGCTTCCGCAAGACTACAACCCACGCTTTATCTACGAAAAAATCGGCTATAACTTCCAAATCCTAGAACTTCAGGCGGCTATGGGTAGGGTTCAATTAAAAAAAACTAAGCAGATTAAAGAAGCCCGAAAAAATAACTTTGATTATCTATATGCAAATCTTTCTCAGTTCCCACTAATAATGCCATATGCGATAAAGGGAGCTGATGTGTGCTGGTTTTCTTTCCCGATAACTTATAAAGGAGACAGACAATCGCTTTTAAGACACCTAGAGAAAAACGGAATAGAAACCAGACCCTTATTTAGCGGAAACATAACTAAGCACCCAGCTTATGAAAGTAATCAATATAGGATAAGCGGCAGATTAGACGGAGCCGATTATATTACCAAACATTCGTTCTGGATATCCTCACATCCTAGCTTGAGTAAGTCTGATTTAAAATATATAGTTAATACCTTTAACTCCTACTTTAATGCAAAAAACTAAATTGTTAATAACTGGCGTGGCAGGATTAATCGGTTCGCATTTTGCGAAGTATCTTTTAGATAAGGGTTACGAGGTATGGGGTATTGATGATTTTTCCGGTGGTTATCATGATTATATTGACCACAGGATTAAGGGTCGTTGGTTTAATATACTCGATACCCTTTTATTGGAACAAGTATTTGAGGAAGCCAAACCAGATTATGTTTATCATTTCGCCGCCTATGCCGCCGAAGGATTATCCCCTTTTATACGAAACTTTAACTACCAAAACAATTTAATATGTTCAGTAGACGTAATTAATCAATGTATTAAACACAATGTTAAGAAGATAATATTTACTTCATCAATGGCAGTTTATGGCAATAATCAAGCTCCATTTACGGAGGATATGCAACCAAAGCCTGAAGATCCTTACGGAATTGCCAAGTACGCAGTTGAAATGGATTTGAAACAAGCCCATGACCAATTCGGATTAAACTATTCAATAGTCCGCCCCCACAATGTTGTCGGGATTTATCAGAATATTTGGGACAAGTATCGGAATGTTATCGGCATTTGGATAAGGAGGGTATTAAATGGAGATACAATTCAAATATTCGGAGACGGGGAACAAAAAAGAGCTTTTTCTGATGTTAAATATTGTATGGAACCATTTGAAAAGCTTATGACTATGGGAGATGGAGAGATATTTAATATTGGGGCGGACAAAGAATATACTCTTAATAAAGTAGCTAATATTGTTAAATCTATAGTTGATGGGCAAATAGAATACATTGAGCAAAGGCACGAAGTTAAAAATGCCTACTGCAATCACGATAAGGCTAAAAGAGAATTGGGATTTGAAGACAAGACCGACCTCGCCCAGACTATAAAAGAAATGTTTAGGTGGGCAATTAAACAACCCAATAGGGAAATCAAACAGATGGATTACGAGATAGATAAAGGGATGTATTCTTATTGGAAATGAACAAAGAACAATTATTTAATCTTAGAAGAATGGACAATATGCCAGAGGGCGGTATAAACAGCGTTCAGGGACTTAATGTAATAGCGGAGCAATTTCTACAGCCTGATTTTAAGATGGCTGAAGTTGGATCATTTGAAGGTATCTCAACACTCTTGTTCTCAAAGTTTGTAAATACGGTTTACAGCATTGATTATTATGATTATAAGGTTCCTGAAACCGGAAGGATACCCGAACATGACCAATCGTTTATTGAAGCCGAGAGACTTTTTAATGAGAGGACTAAAGATATAAAGAACATAATCAAGATTCGCAAAAAGAGTATGGATGCAGTCAAAGATTTCCCTGATAGATTTTTAGATGCGGTGTATATAGATGGTGAACATGATGAGCCGAGTGTCAGAGAGGATATAAGAGAATGGCGAAAAAAAGTTAAGTTCGGAGGATATCTAATGGGACACGATTATTACTTGCCTTACATCCAAACGATTCTAAACGAACATCATCTACTTCAAGTTTCGGTGGCTCCGGATAGTTCGTGGATAGCCAGAATCCCGAGCGTTACCCTAGCTTCTGTTGCTTGTACTAAAGTCCCCGAAACTATTGAAGCGATTAGAAAGTGCCAAGCTCAAATGGGGTTCAATCGCTCAATCCTCTTTACTAATGAGGATATTCAAGTTGAGGGAATAGAAGTAATTAAAATAGATAAGCTAGACTACAAGGGTTATAACGAGTTTGTGGTCATGAAACTTTGGCAATATATCGGAACAGACTTTGTGTTATTAGTTCAGAATGACAGTTGGATATTAAACGCTAGTAAATGGAGAGATGAATGGATGAGGTATGACTATATCGGAGCTGGTTGGCCAATTCCTGATGATAATCTTACTTATAGAAGACCAGATGGAGAACTTATTAGAGTTGGTAATGGGGGCTTTACTCTAAGGAGTAGGCGACTATTAAGAGCACCAACTATTTTAGACTTAAAATTTAGCGATATGGGGACTGGTCACCCAAATGAAGATGGGTTCTTATGTGTCCATTACGGAAGGGAGCTAACTAATGCTGGTATTAAATTTGCACCATTATCAGAAGCTGTGTTATTTTCGCGAGAATTAGATATCCCAGAGCTTGTCAACAAAAATACTTTTGGATTTCACAGATATTTATGATATACTCAATTCATGAAACATATCAAACTGAGCAAAGGAAAATTTGCAAAAATAGACGACGAAGATTTTGATTTAATTTCAAAATATAAGTGGTACTATGTTGATTATATTAGAACAGGATACGCGCGGAACAGTAAAGTAAGAATGCATCATTTGATAGTTCCACTTCGTGAAGGATTAATGATTGATCATATAAATGGAGATGGGTTAGATAATAGGCGTTCAAATTTAAGACTTGTCACTAAATCTCAGAACATGATGAATAGTGGAGTAAGAATTAATAATAAAAGTGGGTACAAAGGGGTATCTTGGTCTAATAGAGAAAAGAAATGGCGAGCAACTATTTGGAAAATGAATAAACAAATTGATTTAGGTAGATTTAAAGATAAAAAAGAAGCTGCTAAAGCCTATAACGATGCGGCAAGAATTCATCATGGAGAATATGCCTTACTGAATAAGATATGATAGAAGAAAAATATAAACAACTTTGTGAAACTCCTTCAGACATAAATGAGCATTTACCTACTTTAAGAAAGTACGCTCTTTTGTGCGACACGATTGTTGAGATGGGCGTTAGGGGTATGGTTTCAACATGGGCTTTACTGGCTGGCTATCCCTTGCAGATGGCCTCTATAGATATTGTCGATCCAGCTGAACATAAGGGCAATGTCGAAGAGGTTAAAAAAGTAGGTAGAGAAAATGGAGTCTTGTGGGATTTTTTAAAAGTTTCATCATTAGAATTTAAATTTAGGCGGACTGAATTACTTTTTATAGACACTATTCATTCTTACGAGCAACTAAGTCAAGAATTAAAACTTCATTCGCCCCGTACAGTAAAGTATATAATTATGCACGATACAATTATACCCGAAATGCAAAGAGCAATAGACGAATTTTTGATTGGGAATGATGATTGGAAAATCAAAGAAGTTTTTACTAATAACTCGGGATTAACAGTCCTTCAAAGAATATGACACCATTAGACGAATTAGCGATTGCCTTTAATACTGACAAATCAACTAGAACACATGGTTTCACAAAGCACTATGAGCTTTATTTTGAAGCAATTAGAAATTCACCTTTAAAAATTTTAGAAATAGGTGTTCAATCTGGAGCTTCATTGAGAATGTGGAAGCACTATTTCCCTAATGCTCAGATAATTGGGTTGGACTATTACGATACTGAGGTTATGTCTGAAGACAGAATTAAAATAATAAAAGGAGAACAGACTAGCAAAAAAGCGATGGATGAAGCCTTATTAGATGGTCCACTCGATATTGTGATAGATGATGGTTGTCACCAAAATGAGGCAGTTATGGGAAGCTTTGAATATCTATTCCCTCGCATTAAACCAGGAGGATTGTACGTGATAGAGGATACCACTTGCCTATATTGGGGCGATACCCATAACGTTGGAGAAAATACAGTCATGGCTAAGATGAAACAGTTGGCTGATGATGTAAATAGTGGTGGTAAATCTGGGATTGGAGATATACGCAAAGATAAGCAAGACCCCGTATTTAAAGAACGAGGTGTAGATAGAAAAGGCAATATGCTAATGACGTGGTGGGAAAGGAATGTATCTTTTATCCACTTTTATAGGTCAATTGTTTTTATAGGAAGGTATGAACAAATAACATGATATACGGTGTTTTTCATCAAGGCTCGGGCTTAGGTAACCAACTGCACCGCTATGTAGCGACGAGAGTTTTGGCTTTAGACAAAGGCTATAAATTTGGAATGATATATCACCCCGACGGTTCGGGCAAAGAACCCGGCTTTAAAGGCAAGAACTTTATGGATTTAGATACGGGGGAATTGGCGAAATCTCAAATAGTATATTCTGTTCAAGGAGAACAACCCAATACGGAATTGGGCTATTGGGAGGAAAAGCGTGTAAATGATGACATAAGCGGGGTTGATATTCGTTCCTATGACCCGGAAATAAATTTTTTAGAAGATAATACAATCATTGAGGGAGAGTTTCAAGACGAAAGATATTGGGAACACCGAGAAAGAGAAGTAGACGAATGGCTTAAAGTAGAGCCACTAGATATGCCAGATGATTTATGCGCAATTGGATTTAGAGGTGGAGAATTTGCAATTTACTCAGATTTATTCCTAACGAAAGAATACTGGGATGAGGGTATTAAAATGATGCGAGAGATAAACCCAGACATGAAATTCCAAGTTCATACAGATGACAAACCCTTAGCCCAGCAATTTTTCCCAGATTTTGAGGTAATTCATGATGTCGGTATTAACTGGCGTTCAATGAGATATGCTAAGTATGCGATTATAGCCAATTCATCATTTTTTATCTTACCTAGATGGTTGAGATGTGGGGAAATGAGGCAGAAACTAGATAATGACTTAGAGTGGATTAACAAGGGAGCGACGGATGCAATAACCATTGCGCCAAGATATTGGGGGAGAAGAAATACAAAAGTTTGGAGCTTGCCACAAAATTATTATAAGAGATTCATATATATATGACGAATTTTATGATAAGTCGTTACAACCAAGATGTGAGTTGGGTAGGAGAATATGCCCCAAGCATGATACTTTATGATCGAAGCGATTATCCCGTTCCTGGCTCGATAATAGTTCCAAATTTAGGTTCAGATTTAGCCGACAAATTTCATTTCATAGTCACTAATTACAACAATTTACCCACAGTATCTGTGTATACTAAGGCTAATTTGTTTAAGTATATATCCAAAGAGGAATTCGACCAAGTAAAAAACAATTCGTTCTTTACACCACTACTCACTAAAAATCACAAGGAAACTAAATTTGATGGCACTGAGGAATACATTAAAAGACATGGAACTAATAAGGATATAAGCTATTACAAAGATGGTATCTACTGGGAACTCAATAATATGTGGTATCTAAATTCTCATCCTGTTAAGCATGACCCCAAAGAGATTCAAGCCTTGATGGGTATAGACAAGTTAGAATATGTGCCATTCGCACCAGGTTCAAACTATATTTTAACAGCTCAAGATATTCGCAAAAACTCTGTAGATTTTTATATTAAATTGTATAATTACCTTACATGGTGTGTATATCCAGGAGAGGCACAAATAATTGAGAGGGGTTTATACACAATTTGGCGATGACATACGACATAACAACTTACAATGGGGAGAAAGATTTACTTGATATAAGGCTTAACATGCTCTACCCTTATGTAGATAAATTTGTTATAATTGAATTTGATAAGACATTCAGCGGAAAATCTAAGCCTAAATATTTATTAAAGGATTGGAATAAAGAGTGGGAAAAGTTTTTACCCAAAATAGACTATGCGTACATAACCTATAATGAATACAGTAAATACGAAGATTTAGCTGACACTAGCCATCTTGTTCCAAAGAATGGCCCAAAACATTGGAAGAGAGAATTTTGCCAGAAGGAGTCCATAAAAGATACAATAAGAGGTTTAGATGACGAGGATATGTGCTTCATTGGTGATGTGGATGAAATATGGTACCATAATGTTAAATATCCTAATCACCTATCCAAGCTAAAGTTAAAGGTTTACAGTTATTACCTTAACAATCGTTCAAATGAGGAATTCTGGGGAACTCTAGTCGGCCCGTATAAGTATATAAAGAATCAGTGTTTGAATCATTTAAGAAACGATCCAGGATTTAGAACAAAAGAATATTCTGGCTGGCATTTTACAAGCATGGGTGGGTTTAATAAAGTTAAAGAAAAGTTGACCGACAGTTATACTAATGACTCTTACGCAAATGATTGGGTTTTAAATAATTTAGAAAATAACATAGATAATAATAAAGACTTTTTAGGTAGGAATTTTACATACGAAATTAACGAATCAGAATGGCCACACTACCTAAAGCTAAATAAGGATAAATATAAGCATTTATTAAGACCATGAACGAAGAATTAAGTCAAGAATTAGAATCTGATATATCAGAAGTAAAACAGGGTTCTAGACCTTGGTTATTTCAGCCTGGTAAGTCTGGTAATCCAAAAGGAAGACCAAAGGGAAGTAAGACTCTCAAAACTTATGTGGCAGAAATGTTAATGGGTATGACCGATGAAGAAAAACTAGAATATCTCAGAGGACTTCCTAAAGATAAGATATGGGAGATGGGAGAAGGGAGAGCAAAACAAGATATAGAGCACAATACCGAAAAAGCAATGTTAATAAAAATTGATGAATGAAACAGCAGAAATTAAATTCAGTGAACTCACTAAGTTTTTTGAGAAACAACGAGAAGCTCTTGAAGCTTCCAAAAGATTTAAGTTTGTATTATTTGGTGGAAGTGTCGGCTCTGGCAAATCCTACTGGCTTCGTTGGTCCTGCCTATATTGGCTTATTAAATATCACGCCAAATATCGTATCAAAGGTATTCGAGCGGGGTTATTCTGTGAGGATTACCCCTCGCTTAATGATAGGCACTTAACAAAAGTAAAGTTTGAGTTTCCTAAATGGTTAGGCACTTGGAATGAACAGAAGAAAGAATTTACTTTAGCACCAGAATATGGAAGTGGGATATTAGCTTTTAGAAATTTAGATGAGCCGGAGAAATATTTGTCTGTTGAGTTTGCAGTTATAGCTATTGACGAGATAAACAGGAATCCTAAGACTACGTTTGATATGTTACGATCTCGTCACAGGTGGCCCGGTATCAAGGATGTAAGATTCTTAGCTGGCTGCAATCCATTAGGTGAGGCATGGGTTAAGAATATGTGGGTCAAAAGATTATTCCCACCGAATGAGAAAGAACAATACGAATTTGTCTTTGTTCCGGCATTACCCACAGATAATCCACATCTGCCAGTAGAATATTACAAAGCTCTTGAATCATTACCAGATAATCAACGTAGAGCATATTTAGAAGGTAATTGGGATGCATTTGATGAGGGAATGGATGAGAAAGGTTATATCCGCTTAGTAAGCGATAGAGAAGTCCAAGAAAGTCTAACAAACGAGACAGAATATTCAGGATATGTGATAGGTGGTATTGACCTAGCTGCCGGTGGAGATAACTCGGCGATCGTAGTTAAATCAGCTCATTTAGCAGAAGTAGTATTTAATCAGAAACTTCAGAATAAAATGGACTTAGTAAGTAAGGTTATAGATATTAACAGAGACTATAAAGTTGATTCATGGATAGTTGATAAAACTGGTGTAGGACAAGGAGTCTTTGATAGGTTACAAGAAATGGGTTATAATGTGAGAGGAGTATCATTTGGTGAGAAAAGTGAAGATGATCAATACAGTAATCTTAAAGCTGAATGGCACTTTAGATTTAGAAAATGGGTTATAGATATTAAACGCTAGTAAATGGAGAGATGAATGGATGAGGTATGACTATATCGGAGCTGGTTGGCCAATTCCTGATGATAATCTTACTTATAGAAGACCAGATGGAGAACTTATTAGAGTT